AGTAGCCCTATCAAAAATACATAATTTTGAATTCTGTTTGACTGTTTCCTTATCGGTGTCACCGATTGAGCTCTTTGCTCTGAAGACTGGCTCTCAGCGTCTCAAGATAAGGTTTGGAAGCTTACCCTGATTGGTTCGAGTTATCTACGCACTGAGGGGCAAGTATGTAGCGCCCAACCTCAGCAACCCACCGAGTCCGAAGACCCAAGAAACTTAATTCTTTGAGTGTTTTAGCACCTTAGACCTGAAGACTAGAATATCGTGGGCATTAGACCTACCGTCAAAAGACGCGCTTGGCTTATTGTTTTCTAGTGCAGTTTCTAAAGTATGGTTTGTTGTCATCTAAGTAAGACCTTAACGATATTTACGATAAAGTCAAACATTCTTAGATAAAAAAAGATAAATAATTGAGAAAAAAATGAAAAAAATTAGAAAAAAGTCGAAGTTATCCACAGGCATTTTTTTGCGTTTTAAGAGCGTTTTAAAAAGGTCCGTGTATGATTTTATTAGATAATTTATTATATGCTCTATGGCTCTTAAAAGGGATTTAAAGGCTATTTTTTTTATGGGAAGTTGTTATAATTTAATGCAAATTGCGACAAGGACCGTTGACCGTGGTTAAAGTGGGAGCGAACAAAGTATGAACGCTTCGAGGGACGCGCGTCGTGGGTCGCGGACAGTACAAGAGGTTTTTTGAAAAAATAAAAAAAAAATAAAAAAATATTTTAAAACAAGTGTGATAGTGTCCGCTTATGTGTTTTAACCTTAATTAGGTGGGTTTTACCTATCACACTACTCATTTTTAGAAGTGTGCATAGTGTTCGCTTGTTTGTTGAAAAATAAGGGTTTTTTAACCCTCTAGGCAATTAGACCCTTTTTCAAAATTGATTATTTTAAAAGAAGTTGTCAGAAAATCTCTAGTACCAATTTGTTAAATAATGATTAAGATGTAACGGTGTATTTCAAATGAGTGCTGAAAAGAATTTATACAAAATAGTTAAAGATAAACTGTCTGATTTTAATCCAATTAGGATTGAAACAACTACAATAAACGGTTTTCCTGATTTGATATTGTTCAATAAAAAGAAACGTGTTTTGTTTATCGAATGTAAGGTTTGTGAACGTTCTAGATTGTTACAGAGCCTGAGACCACATCAAAAAGCTTTTCATCATAAATACAAACAGATTATGAACGGACTATTTATCTTGCAACGCTCCCTCAAAGAGAGAGCGTTTTTTCTGTATAGATCGACAGATATCGACTTTCTTGCAGAAAATGGTGAATTTGCACCACTTTGCACGGTCCACGTGGGCCAACCATGGTCCACGATCAGCGAAATTTTGCATGAGTACCACTAGATACAGACATACCAATCCGCGAGACGCGAAAAACGTTGATAAATATAGCGTTTGGGTGGCCTATAACATATATTATGCAACAAATAACCTTAGGTACTTAGACCGAACGGTCCGAGGGTCGCGGAGATCGAGCACCGACCCCCAAAAATTTGGCCCCGGTCCGCATGGCTCTGGCCTTGTCCTGGCAACATACACACACTATAGGAGTAAAATATGCACATAGACTATTCAAAACTTGATCCAAACCAATTAAAGGCAATGGTATTGCTTAGAAGGAAGGTGGAACAAGAGCATGCACGTGGAAATTTCATGAGATTCGTAAAATCGGTGTGGCCTGAGTTTGTTGAAGGATCACATCACATTAGAATTGCAGAAAAACTTCAGGATTTTATGACAGGAAAGAACAAAAGATTGATAGTGAACATGCCCCCACGTCACACAAAAAGTGAGTTTGCCTCATTTTTATTCCCGGCATGGATGATGGGGCAAAATCCCCGGCTAAAAATTATTCAAGCGACTCACACAGGTGAATTAGCAATAAGATTTGGTAGAAAAGTAAGAAACTTGATGAACACCAAAGAATATAAAGGAATATTCCCTGATGTTACGCTAAGAACTGATAATCAGGCGGCGGGACGTTGGGAAACTAACCTTGGAGGTGAGTATTACGCGGCAGGTGTAGGTGGTGCGATCACAGGTCGTGGCGCTGATCTACTAATTATCGATGATCCACATAGTGAACAAGATGCTTTGTCTGAAAATGCAATGGATAACGCCTATGAGTGGTACACATCTGGTCCTCGACAGCGTATGCAACCAGGGGGAAGCATTGTTATCGTGATGACTCGATGGTCTGATAAGGATCTTACTGGTCAATTAATCAAAAAGATGGGAGATCTTAAAGCTGACAAATGGGATGTCATAGAATTCCCGGCAATTTTAGATGACGATGACGAAGATAAGAGAAAACCTATTTGGCCTCAGTATTGGAAGCTTAATGAACTAGATAAAGTGAAAGCTTCTCTTGTTCCAACTAAGTGGAGCGCACAATGGCAACAAAATCCCACGCATGACGGTACAAGTATCATTAAACGTGAATGGTGGAACATTTGGGAAAAAGAAGATCCACCTGAATGTGCCTTTAAAATTCAAAGCTATGATACAGCATTCTCAAAAAAAGAGTCTGCTGACTACTCAGCTATTACAACTTGGGGAGTTTTCTATCCTGAGGAAGGAGAAGAGACACATTTAATTTTGTTAAACTGTAGAAAAGGTCGTTGGGACTTTCCTGAGCTTAAACAAGTCGCAAAAGAAGAACTACGTCTCTATAATCCTGATGCTGTCATGATTGAAGCCAAGGCTTCAGGGACACCCTTGATACAGGAGCTACGGCGATTTGGTGTGTACGCGACAGCTTTCTCTCCGAACCGTGGTATGGATAAGCATGTACGATTAAATTCTGTTGCCCCTATTTTTGAAGCTGGTCATGTTTGGAGACCTGACATCGATTGGGCTGAAGAAGTACAAGAAGAATGCGCATCTTTTCCTTATGGAGAGCATGATGATCTTGTTGACGCAACCACCTTAGCCCTGTTAAGATATAGACAAGGAAGGTTCATTTCATTGTATGATGATGAGCCTGAAGAACCTATTGGAAAACGCAAATATGAATACTATTAAAAAATTAATTAATCCTGAAGATAGAAGACTAAAACAAAAACTAACACCGAAACAGATGATTTTTGTTTATGAATACGTACACAAAGTTTTACTCGGAGAATGTTCCGCTGCCGAAGCTGCGCGACGCGCGGGCTATTCACAAAATCGAGCACGTCAAACTGCTACTGATTTACTGAACCCTCATATGAATCCTTTCGTCGTGGAGGCCATTCATGAGATGAAACAAGATCTTCATCAAATGTATGGAGTATCGACAGCGTCTCACTTGGCCTCCTTAAAACAAATCAGAGAGGAAGCACGAGAACATAAACACTATTCGGCGGCCGTGGCTGCTGAAGTCAATAGAGGTAAGGTTGCTGGTTTTTACGATAACAAAGTTCAAACAGAAACTCCTTTAGAAAATATGAGTAAAGATGAGTTGGTAAAGATTTTAGAGAACTACGATAAGAATGGTATAACTCATGATACCAAACTCATTATTGATGATGATAAAGATGTGATGACAGGTAATTGAGATGGTAAAAAAAATAATTCATATCAATCAACACAAGATCCGATCGAATAAAAAACATGGATTAGAAGAACCTGTGATTACTTGCAAAACTTCTAAGTCAAACGATTACGCAAAGAATGTAGAAATTTTTGATAAGAATAATAATGTTGTTGCAAAAGTTATTTATAGTCCTACTAAACCTTTGTCCTGTGGTGCACGAGTTTGGATTGAGACTAATGAGAAAATAGTTTTAGACAATGGATTGTGTTTGGATAAGTAAATGATATCACTATTCAATGTAGCAAGACCAATAGCCATGAAAGCTTTACAGAATCCCGCGGTCCTCGGATCGTTGCTCGTGGGTACTGTGGGATCGCAACAAGCTAATAAAATACAGAACGAATTAAACTTAGGTAACATAACTTTAGACGATGTATACGATACTCTTATAAATTTTGCTGCGTCACCTGTGGTGAACGCTTTAAGAGATACTCCTTCAGGAACTTACTCTTCACCTGACGCAGATGAAATTGAAGAATTAAATAGAAAAATGAGAGAGTTTGACAAAAAAATTACCTTACCATCTGATTCTCTTCCAAAAATATTAAGCACTCCAGAACCTGAAGAATTACCCAACATAACTTCTAATCCAATTCCAACAGAAGAAAAAGTT